GATAAAAGTTGACGGTTCAACTGGTAAATCTGGCGTTGACGTGTACGAGACCGCGGCTTCTATGGACATCTCTGACTCACTAAACATCGGTGTTGCATACACAGATGACAAAGTGAACTCAGTTGAGTACATGGGTGCGGGTATCACATTCGACCTTTCTGATGCTACAACAATCGGTTACAACCACACAATCAAAGAAGTGGAGTCTACTGCTGTAGAAACCACTGCTAATGAAGTAGTTGCTTCACACCAGATCGGTGGGACAACTTTCTCAGTTGGTTATGGTGAGATCGAGGATGGTAACAAATACACTACAGTTGGCGCTGAGAAGAAATTCGGCGAGAACTTTAGCATGTATGGTGCTTATCAGATGACGGATGTGCCAACAGGTACAGACACAAACGACATGGCGGCTGGAATCAAGTTTACATTCTAGTTTGCTTACACTGTGGAGTCGGTCAGCTCAAGGGCAGGCCGGCTTTACGCTTTTTAACGCTCCGCGTTATTTCTAAAAAACGCATTTCTTAAAATTTAACGCTCTCGCTCCGCTCCTTAAATATCCCTATGCGAGTAGCAGTAATAGAAGACACAGCCAACCATGAGCAGTACAGAGACGTTTTGCACTCGTTTGCAAAAGGATGCAATGGTAATATTACCAATAGTGGTAATACCAATGATTATGACTGTGCTGTAATATTTGGTAGTTACAAAGATGATAGAGGTAGGTCAGCACACCAAGGCAAGGGCAAGGTAATCCAAAGTGGTATCCCTTACGTGCAAATAGAAACACAATTAATTGGTAGACCCATAGACACTGCGTTTCACAATGAATTCAGGGTCGGGGTAAATGGGTTCCTTTGGGATGATGCAAGATGGGGATTCGAACACATAGAGGGAGACAGGTCAAAAAAAGTATTTGAACGTAATGGTTATGATCCTGATGTACCCTGGAAACAGGACGGTGACTACATCCTAATTTGTATGCAGAAAGTAGGCGATGCAAGTCTTAGGGGACAAGATGTATTCGCATGGACAGAGCACACAGTCGATCAGATCAGGAATCACACGGACAGGAAAATTATTATTAGGCCACATCCGCTGTACAGGAAGTCCAGTCTTCATAGCAAACTCCGAAACAAAGTATTACGGGTAGCGGACGTACACTGGCAAGAGGCAGATGTCAGGAAGTCCGAGTTTGTTCCTATAGCAGAACAACTGAAGAAGGCCTGGTGCACAGTAACTTACAGTTCGGGCACGGGCATTGATGCAGTAATAAATGGAATACCTAACGTAGCATGTGATTCAGGAAGCATGGTGTATGAAGTAAGCAGTAAAGAGATAAGTGAAGTAGAATATCCTTTTACAGGAGATAAATCTAAATGGGCAAACAAGATAGCACACTGTCAATGGAGCATTGATGAATTTGAATCAGGGGAGTGTTGGGCACACGTGAGTAAAAGTATATGAGGTATCATCTAAGTAACGGCTGTAGTTTCAGCACAAGGAAAAAGTTTAATAGTTGTCATCAACAGTTAGGTAGACTGTTGGATATAGACGAACCTACCATCAGCATGGCAAAGGGAGGTAGGGGCAATGACAGGATACTCAACACCACAATGCACTGGTTCTTCAAGAATCCAGACAAGTTGAAAGACACGTTCGTAAGCATAGGGTGGACCACAGGATACAGGTGGGACTACGTGAGCAACTACGTGACTCCAAAGGAAAAAGAAGGCGGCATAAAAGGTGAACTGTTGAAGTTTGACTACCAATGGAGCACCTGGCAACTTTGGCAACACGATTTCTTCATGCGTGACAAGGACATGGATCTCGAACTATCAAGTGCAGTAAAACTGTACACCAACATACTGTCCTTACAGTACTTCCTGAAGTATCACAACATACCGTATGTGTTCTATCATGCACTCACGAACGATCTGCCCGAAACAGAGGTGAACGGAAAACAAAGACCTGATTTAAAATTGCTTAAAGATCAAATAGACAGAAAGCACTTTTATAATTTCGAGACCAGCGAGTTTGTGAAAGAAAATATACAAATGCAAAAGGATAACAGATCATCCGCACAACACAAAGTAATTGTGCCCAACAAAGATTATGTGCAGAGTCATTTTGAATTCTGTGCAAAGAACGGTTGGACAAAATCTGCAAACGACGGACACCCTAGTGAACGAGGACATCATGCATGGGCAGACGAATTACATAAATTTATACAACAACACAACTTGCTTGATAGGCCCAGTTCCTATTCAACGGCTTAACTTTTCTCTTACATTCGTCCAACCACTCGATCAGTGCCAGGAACTCGTGATCCTGCCATTTGCTCATCTTGCCGGACAGTCGAAAGTTACAGAACTCGTCGAACGTGATCACCGTTCCTGCTACGATCTGATCATTCAATGCTGTTAAGACTTCTTTGGTGGATGAATAGATATCTGCATCCATGTGCAAGAAAGCGATTGGTCCTTTGTTGTTCTGCTTCCATTTGGGCAGTGTATCTTTGAACCACCCCTTGTGTAGTTTTATGTGCTCCGGCACTACAGGAGGATCGCAACTCATGTCAGCAACCTTACCCGTTCCGTTATCCCAGTCTTCTGGAAGTCCTTGCCAAGAATCAAAGGCATGAATCACCTGTTGTGGATATTCTTCGATTAGCCATTTGAGACTTCTGCCTTCTCTGACACCAAACTCGCACCAGTGTCCGTTAACGGATATTTTTTGTGTAGATTCGATTAGTTGTTTGTGTATGCTTTCGAGATAATTTGCTTTGGTTATCCCGCCAACGTATATGGGATCTAGAGTTATCCATTGGCTTAATAAATTCTTACCCTTGCTTATCTTTGATAAAAGTGATTGTAGTTGTGATTTGTCTTTTACTGTATTGATTGCTTTAGCCATTTATAAAAGTAAGTTCTACACAAGGATTGTTAGGAATATGTCCAGTGTTGGTCTCCGCTAACAATCTGTTGCAATAAACTTTGTATCCGTTGTTCTTGAATCTTTCAATTATGGCATTCAGATTTTGAAATTGTGTGTCCTCGTCTCCCATGTACATTTCAAATTCTCCAACAACTTGTTTAACATTGAGATTGAGATCGAGTATTTCTTTACAAATCTCATACCATCTTCCTTCTATGTCAAACTTTATTAGATCTACACTGTTACCTAGTTGTTCTACGATATCTTTGATGCTCACACAATTAACAGTGTATGAATGTACTAGATTTTCAGGATCAAAGTTTTCCAGACTGTAACATCTCTTGGTTGGATCGGTCGTGTAAAAAGTAAGTGATTTGTTTTCTGGATCGTAGGCCTTGTTGGCATGGATGATGTTGGCCATTCTACTATTTGCTTTGTCTATGGTTGTTTGACTAATCGGAGTAGGATCCCATGTGTGTATCTTTGTCTCCTTATTATGCTTCCTTATCTGTTCTTCCATTCGACACTCTTTGCTTATACCAAAACTCCATACGTTTCTTATATTAGGCATAAGTGCATCGCTGATGGCATATTGGTGGCATCTGTGCCAGGTATTTGGGACCAACGGGAATGTTTTTTCAAACTCTCTACATCTTTGCATGATTACGTTAGTTATTGATAAATTTTTCCAGTCGGAATCCTTTGGAGTCATAGCACTCCACGTACTCTGAATTATTGGAATACCTGACAGTCCCCTGTCCTCGCACCACATCGTAGTCGCTGTAGGCAAATGCTTTCTTTATAGTAACATCAATGTATTGTCCGTTACCCACACCCAGCGTAAGGAACGTCACGTACCTGCCCTTGTCTCCACGAAACACTCTGCCGTTTGCTATCATTCCTGCGAATTCTACCTTGTCTAGATATAGTTCTTTCACATACATGCCTGGCATGAAGTCCTCTTGACTCCACCATCCGTATTTTCTATATTGGAATTCTGGAGTGTCCCACTTGTCAGACTTGCTTGGTGTGATGACATCTATGCCGATTCTTTTGGCTTCTGTCCTGTATACCCAACGTTTGTAAGATCCTTGACAGTGCTTCAGACATGACTTCCAGAACTTCTCTGGATTGTGTGCTTTCTGGTATGCTAAGGCCCATATCAATCTTCCCAGATTCACAGCGTGTGCCCTGCACAGACCAAAACCGGAAAGTGATTGTAGCATTGTGATTATCTCATCCTTGCGTGGATGGTCGCCCAACTTGGTAATGAACTGCATTATCTTCTCTTCGTTCTTCTTGGCGAATGCACGTCTATACATGTCGGCTTCGTACTTGTCTATGCCTAGCACTTCTGATATCCTGTCTATGGCATCGTCTTCGTACACTATTGTGTCACTCATACGTTCCGTGCTCCAGTCATGGAACATGGATGCTTTCTTACGTCCAGACGTAGCGACCGGTCTTATCAGTGCAGTGCCGAACACACAGTCCTTGCTACTTTTTGGTTGTATGGCCCTGAACAGTCTCCTCATGGCCGGACTTTCTGCCTGTGTCACTCCCAACACGTCTCCGCGACACAAAAGGTCCGAGGTAGCGGCATCTTCCTGAGGATAGTCTGTCAGTTTCATTGTTGGATCTATTTCTATGAGTTGTGACAAACCACGATTGGCTAAAATATCCACCTTCAGGTGTTCTAGGTCCTCCACTTCGTTCTTGTCTAGTAGTATTTGATTTTCCGCCGTGAACAGGCTTTTTGGTAGTTGTCTTTGAAACATTATTATTCCTCCGCAGTGTTTTGATATGCATCTCTTCTTGCCTTTCAATTTATTTTCAATTCGTTTGGCTTCTTTGACATCGATGCCTAGTGAATCGTATGTGAACCTGCGGGGTAGGTTACCCTTGACACCCAATCGTTTGGCCGCTTCACGCCTTGCTGATTTATCCTTATAGAGCACGTAATTAGATATCCTAGCACTGCGTCCGGGCCACTTCTTGAATATCCTCTGCATGACTTCGTTCTGCTTGTGATGGGGGAAGTCTATGTCCACGTCAGGGAGGTCGTCCCTGTTAGGGTTGAGGAATCTTGCCACGGGTATGTCCCACTCCACTGGGTCCACATCTGTTATGCCCAGTAGGTAACAGACCAATGACGAACCAGCACTACCACGTGTCATGTGTGGTATGTCTCGTGTCATTGCGATGATGTCACATATTTGTATGAAGTAGTCTACGAAACGTAGTTGAAGGATGATTTGAGTTTCCTCGGCTAGCCTGTGCGTGTATTCTTCTGTGCCTGGACAATGCCTAATGAATCTATCGTATAGCCTTGTTATGTCGTTTAGTTCTTTATTTTTCATGCCTATGTTTGCCTGTTATCGCCTCTCGCATAAAGCTCTGGACAGGAATATTTATCTGCGTATATTATTTTGGTTATACTTTTTGGCGTAATTTGTTCTTTGGAACAGTGATATCTCTTTTGTCACAAGCGGCAGTGATCACACATTCATTGCACACAGGTGTTCTAGATTTACAAACGTATTTGGCGTGTGTTATCAACCACATATGTGCACCATACTTGTACTTGCCAGGCGTGGTGTTGTTCACAGTGATAGATGCCTTGCCCTCGTCCAGGCTGTCAGCCCACCCCAATCTCCACAACATTCTGAAAACGTGTGTGTCCACTGCTATGTGTGGCTCGCCAAAAACGAATCGCATCACGATGTCTGAACTCTTACGTCCAACACCAGGCAGTGTCATTAACTCTTTCTGAGTGTGTGGCACTCGTCCATTAAATTCTTCTAGCAACATCTTACTAGTGGCAAGTATATTTTTTGACTTGGCATTAAACAGTCCGGCAGGCCTGATTGCCTCGATCACTTCTTCTTGTGTAAGTTTGAGCATGTCTTCCGGAGTGTTGGCCAGTGAGAATAATTGTCTACATGCAATCGCTGTTCGTTTGTCTTGAGATTGTGCAGAAAGCATCACACCTATAAGACTGGTGTACGCTTTTGAATATATTTTAGCCTTTGGTTTTTTATTAGCGTAGTTGGGATAAAGAGAACTTAATTTCTCGTATATGTAATCAATGTCATTACTGTTCTTCATCTGAGTGCAGTTCGTTTAGAAGTTGTCTCAGTTTGCCACCTTCCACGGTAGCCTTGACTTTGCCAATAGTGTCGCCTTTTGTTGGATCTGGTACATCAGGTCTCGCATCTTTTGGTGCACCACTACTTGAGGATACTTTGGATGTCTGTTTCAGAGAATCGTATATTGTGCTTCTCTGTTTGTCAAACTGTTTGTATTCTGGGTCATCGGCCAAGTCTCTTATTCTCAAACTGTCTACATCAAACTCAAGATCTACTTTTTGTCCAACGCCAGAACTGGATCTAGTCTTCATGAACTGTATTTGATATCTGCCACGCTCTTTCATTGCTCTCGATGTGAATATACCAATCACATTGTCTGCTGTCTGTATCTTAGACAGTCCACCTGATATATGAGAGTGATCAAACTCTATTTCTTCAACTGATGCCCTGTTTAACTGTGATGCAGTTGCCAATACACATTGTTTTTCAACGACCAAGTTTCTCAGTTCTTCAGACACATATTTGTCCTTGATGAACAAGTCTGCAGGACTTATCCTTTTGCTCTTAGGCATCATGAGATCCAAGTAGTCGATCAGTATACAGTCTATCTGCTTCTTATTCTTCAATTCTAGTTCTTTCAAGTATGTCCTCACATCCAACACATTACTACCACTTGGCAAGTATTTGATCTGTAAATTACCTGATTTCTTGGCCAGCATCTTGACTTTCATCTCGACATTATCAATTTCAGGGAATACTTTCTTAGTTGGAATATTTGTCATCATTGCATCCAGTCTCATGGCTGTAAGTTGTTCACTTAATTCAAAAGATATGTAGCATACGTTCAGTCCGGCCTGTGCCCAGTTAACTGCAAGATTCTGCAAGAACAAACTCTTACCTGCACCCGACCCACCCGCAAAGATGTTTAGTTCTCCTCGGTTGAAGCCACCAAACAGTTTCTTGTCCAAGTTCTGCCATCCAGTGCTGATCTGTCCATTGTTATCCTTAAGTGCCTCTAGTCTTCCCTTTGGATCTTCGAAGTAGTCTGTACCAAGGTCTCTTGTAAGGCCAACTTGCACGGCCTCCTTGACCATGTCCTCAACAGGACCATAGTCACCTCTTTCTAATAGATCGGCCGATGATAGTATTGCTTGTTCAAGTGCTTTATGTCTACAAAATGTTTCAAACTCATCTAGTAACCAGTTGAAGTGACTTGGATCTAAATCCTTCGCTGTCTTTAATTTTATATCGTGTGATGCATTGACTATGTCAACTTCAGGCATGACCTTGTACTCGTCCATGTAGTCCTTGACAAACTTGGCAAGTGGTTGCAGTTTACGATCAAACGAGTTAGGGTTGAATATGTTCTGTGCCCTAGCAAATGATTCAGCGTCGGCCAACAACATCTCTATATACAATTTCTGTACATCAAAAGAATAGTTCTTAGCCTGGTGTTGTGGTTCGTTGTTATTGTAATCAGCCATTGCAATATTATAATTGATTTTTCTTATTAATCCAATCTAAAAATAAATTACCAAATAGTTTATGATAATCTACACCTAGGTGATCACCGTCGTTTCCTTTTTTTGCTTTGATCTTTTTGGCATAATCGGTAAAACCATATTTGCCGTCGACTAAAAAAATATTTTCCCAATTAACATTATTATAAAGACTATCTCTGTATTTTCTTAAAGTGCCATTTAATTTATTTTTCTGCCTTTTGGTCACCATGGTGAAGTAATATTTGATATTATTACTCTCACAGAAGTATTGACAAAATAGAATATTCTTAAGGAAAATTATTTCAAGGTAATCATCATCAAAATTTTTTCCTACAAACTCTTTGAAATTTGTTTCAAATTTTTTAGCAAGTTGCTTTGCTATCCAGTTTTCATTACCATTATCTGCTACCGATTGTGCAAAATTATGACTTGCTACAAAGTTATAACCATTTTTTGTAATGTGTAATCTTTCAGGATAGGTGAACATTATTAGGACAACATTTTCCTTTGACGTTTGTCTATGCAGTTCCAAACTTATGGTATCATTTGAACATCCGGGCCGGGAAAAATTTTTAATGTTATTTCCGTCAAACACGTGGTATGGCCACGAAAGTAAACTGTGTTGTTCCCACGGTTTCTCGTGTCCGCAATCAGGCAAGCCGTCGCCGTAGGTGTGGGAATCTCCAAAAACATTGATGAGCTTATCCATACATCTTTCTCTTTAAATCTATCTTCAGTTTACTTGACTCTGTGGTTTTCAGTATTGATTGCATAGTAAACAGCCTACCATATTTCAACACAGCATCCGCCACATCGCCAACAGTCTTGTCCCATTCTGGAAATGCAACACTCCAGCCAAATTCCGTTGCCTGGTCTACCAGTTTCTGCCCAGGGGCATCTCTGTCTGGTACTACAATTACCTTCCTGCCAAGTCCATCGATCAACTCTCTCTGCGTGTCATTTATCTCTGATCCCAATATGCTCACACCAGAAACGGATATGGCATCAAATGGCCCTTCTGTGACTATCACAAACTTCCTTGTCCAGTCCTGTGCATCCATGTTGAACACATATCCAGGCCAAACATCTGTGTAATATTTTACGCCTTGCGATTCCTCAAACATCCTACCTGTGAAGCCGACAATCTCTCCCCGCCAATAGAATGGTATCAACAATCTCTGATGCACGTCCCACACCTTGTCAGGTGAGTACATGAAGTCATACCAGTCGGCACCCATTCCCCTGCTTTCCAAATACTTCAATAGGCCGTCTATCTTCTTCCATTGTGGTTCTGTGAGATCATTGCCCACGTACTTCTCCAACCACACATCTAATTTGTGCGTGTCCTTGGGTAGTGTCTTGTTCTTGAATGTCACAAATTTCTTCTTCTCATACTTAACATCGCCCTCTTCTTCACGCATGGCCTCTATGGCCAACTTACGTATGGTATCTTCTGGTATGCCTATGTAACTCATGAACTGCCGCATCTTGTAGGTCAGTTTACGTCCTATCACATAACTTGTTTTGAATCCACAGTTGAAACAGTGATAACTGACTGTGCCATCCGCACTGGTCATCAGTCCTCCACGTTTCTTCCTGTCCGCGGTCTCTCCGTTGTACACACAACAAGGTGCGTTGAAACTGATCCAGCCGCTTGGTGTTTTCTTTCTGTTCGCAGGAAGACTAGTCAGAATTGTATTCTGTATAAGATTCATAATCTATACTATTTTACTGTCTATATAGGATTTTGTCAATCACACCAGTGTTACCAGTGTCGTTGCCCCAACTGAATCTCACGCTGTGATACACGCCTGTGAAATTGAAATTGGATACTGTTGTAGAATCCGAGAATGAGTTTGCGGTGGATCCCGCACCTTCCATGGTAATGTCAAAGTAATCTGTGTTGCTTGGTGATGCACTCATGGTGCCCTGCACTCTCAATGCTCCTGAGAAATTCTTTGTGTACACTGCGATCGTGTGTAATGCTTTATTGTTGTTGATGCCCGGCCTTGCATCTATGGATCCTGAAGTATATGCTAACGGGCCTCCTGATGCGGTAAAACTTGAAACACTTGTACTCGCTACGAATTCCGGGTATGCACCATCCAACAGTTCAACTGTGCCTGCGGCCGCATATCCTGTGTCTGCATACGTGATCTCTCTGCTACCATCTGAGTTTACTTCCCGCACTGAGAAGTTGTAGAACTTGGCGTCTAGTGGTAATAAATCACCTTCTGTGATCGTGCAACTTGCGTCGCCTTTTGTGCTCACCGTTGATCCATCATCTAATATGCTCAATGTCTTGGTTAGAACCGCTTTTTTGCTCTCGGAATCAATCATGTTGAACTCGTAAGTCTTGGATGTGATATCCTGTGCCTTCTGATCTTCGTTCTTGAATGTGAACGTCACAGGATTTGATACCCCTCTGTGCAGTGTTAGGCGTCTATCGTACACTTTTGAACTCCTCCCGTGATAACCACTTACGTAGGCTATTACCAACTGTGATAGTAAATATCTTGAAACTGTTTGCATTGTACATATTTAACAGTATTTATAGATATAGAATGAATGAAATTTTTAACACATTAAGAGACAAATTCCCATTCTTGAGCCTTATCCAAAAGGGAGACCTGGAGTATGTGGGCATAATACAAAACGAAGATACCAATGTCATTAGTTTCTACGACTACGGTAAGTTGATAATGTCACAGGACAAAGCCCAGTTTTTGAAATCTGGTGAAACTTGGTGGCACGAATCAAATCGTAAATTGCCAATCAACATATTTCTCAAAGGCGAATTCAGACACTTTCGATCAACTTTGATCACACTCAACTCCAAGGATGTTAAAATACTACACGGGCCAACCGTGAGACTTTCTGACATCTCCAAGAAACGTGTGAAGAGGAGGACAATCCAACTAGTTAGGCGTCCTACTTAATACAATTCAAAAAAAAAGACCGCTGTCTGCGATCCCATCTAATTTTAATACCACGCTCACCCCAAATCTGTTGCCAGTAAGGCAGTTCATTCTTGATCCAGAGGGCATTCAGTTGACCCTCTTTGTTCAGTATTTTCCACGTGTGCTTTGCTTTGGATTTCCAGTAGTCTGTGAGGAACTTGGACAACGACACGACCGAGAACGGTCCATCATTGGATAGGTCTACTACAGTGGGTTTGGATTTTTTAGTGAGTTTTTTATTTGTCTTGTTGTACACTAAAGTTATATTTATCTTTCGTGAGCATATTCATTTGCACTACTATGGCCTGTGCATATGCCACAGCGTGTGACTTCTTGAAGAAGTAACTGCCATCGGTTGGTCTAGACCATACCTCTTTCATTATGTCTGTCCAGTCCTTATACATCAGTCCTCTTTTAGCAGGACGTATGATTGCTAGTACAGCCGCAAGTTGTTCTATGGTACGTGGTTCTAATTTGGACACTATATTGAAATGGCCATTCAGGTGGAAAAGGTTTTCCACTATCTTTGGATCTTTCAACATGTCCCAATCAGGTTCCTGTATCATCAGTTCTACTAGTTCTTGTTCTGATTTAACATCTTTGTATATGTTTACATTTAGACAATCTATTTTAAAGTATCCTCTGTCCTCTGCATTCTTGTAATCCAGTGAAGCATGTCCTGTCACAGGATGTTCGGGAACAGCGTGGAAGTAGACTCCTGTTTTGTGTTTCTCGCTTTTGCCATCTTTGATCATTGAAGCAGGTGTGTGCTTGAAAAGTTTTAGTGTGTTGTCTCTGTCAAAGAAGTCTATGTCTACATCAGGCATTATAATTCCTCAGCAATTCCTAAAAGTTCTGCGATCAATAGCCCACCAGCAAGCCAAATGATTCCTCCACCTAGCAGTACCGCGGCACATCCGGCAATTCGAACAACGCTTTTGACCATGCTTATATAAAAATGTTTTTTACTTACGTCAACTGGTTCAGGCATTAGTGCATACTCCCTTTGCCTTTTTCAGCATAATTTATCATTTTATCACGTGCACCTGGTTGCAATACTTCTAGCACATCTAACAGTTTCCTGTATCCTTCGGACGCTATCATTTTCCTATTAACATCAGGCATGACCACTCTTCCTATGGATCCATCCTCTTTGATTATCACGGCACAGTCGCCGTCATCAAATTGCAAGTTGTCAGACACTTCTAAATCGATCTTAGACAATCTTGGCCTCCCTTGCTGTGTCCTGTACCAGCATGTGATCAGCAGGATAGCTCTTCAACTTGCTTGGCCAGAAACTAGTATTAATAAATCTTTCAATCATTTGTAATTGTTCGTCGTTAAGTGATTTTAACATCCTTTTGCCTGCGTTGCAACCTAACAACAGCCACGGACTTATCTTTCCCTGCTGTATGTGTTGCACTGCCCTGTTGGTGTTGACCAAACGGAAGTAGTCACTCCATTGTGCGTTTTGTTCTGTTGCCCAGTCCATCATTGTTGCAATACTCCTCTGTAGTGCGGCCTCCACGGGTTCCGATTTTAGTGCTTCTATGAGATACGTTTCGTACAAGTCATCCCTGGACCAATGATCCAACTTAATTTTTGATCTCAACACAAACTCTATGTACTTCTCTGGATACAGTGGATTAATATGCATGATGAAACGGCCAAACTTTACAAAGGCATTGTAGTACGAACTCTTAACGAAATCATCGTACGTCTTTGTTTTCGAATTGTGCTGATGTATCTGATAGAATCTCTGGAACACCATGAATGCATTCACTACCCATTTTTCATCTCTTTGCAGATATCTCCTCTTGGGCTCGCACAGATGTACTTGTAGTGTACGTTCTTTAGCAAACTCCTTGCCACAGTATGTGCATTTATTTGTCGATGCCATGTGCTTCTATCAGTTCCTCTAGTTCCCTGTCTGTGATCACCTTGTCCAACGTCTCTAGATCTGATTCCTTCCACGTGGGGTATATTTGTTGCAGTTTTTTAAGACTCTTGTTTGGCACACGCTTCATGGGTTTCAGCCATGGATGGAACTGCTGTGTCTCCGCCCCACACATAGCAGTCAGTATCCATAACAGTTTCTTGTGTTTACCCAATGTAAAGCAGTGCTTGTTCACACACTCGTTGACCATTTCTATGTAATGTTCCACGTAGAAAGGATCCTTAGATGACACACTGGAAACGTATCTCATCAGCATATAAGGTGAATACAAGGATTTCTCCTTCTCGTCTATCCTGTCAAAATAATCTTTGTTCCTGAAGTCAACGGCTTTTAATCCGTTCCTTAAATCAAAGAATTTTCTATTTTTTTCTACTGGCATATTTTAGTGCGAACATTGTGCATTCTTTTGCTGTTACAAATGTTAATTTTATCTTATTGTGTTTGTGTTGTAAACCTGAAAATTGGAATTTGTGTTTTTTCATAAAGTCAAAGAAACTATACATCCAGTCCTCATCCATCCACACAGCGATCTTGTTGCTGGTTATCATGATGGGTGCGTCTATTGTGATTGACTTCCTACCAGACGGAGCCATAGTCCACCTGTTCGCATTGCCTCGAGATGTCCTTGACGAAGTAAGCACACATGGGTTTTGGACCGTTGTTTAGCGGAACGGCCAGCATCTGTCCTGTTTTGATTTTCGGGAAGTACCATTTTACTTCCGTGTAAATGTCTACCACATCTATAGGATAGAAATCTGGCTTTGGACTTGATAGAGGATTGAAAGTGAATGCGTCAAACCCTCGGTCATTTAGACTGGTGATTGGCAACACGTGCATCTCGGATTGTCCTGCTTCGCCTATAAGCATTTTCCAATCCAACGGCATCTTTATCTTGTGAGGACCAATTTCCAACACCGCCGCCGGTGCATTGAAGCTCTCGAGGAATATCAACGGTATGTAGAAGAAATCAGGATTGGCCGGATCGGAATTGTCCAGTACAGCAAACCTTAAATTCTCATCTACCCATTCTGGTATTTTCTCTAACTTGTATGTTCTGTTATCCAGTGTAAGGATTTTCATAATTTATCTTTTCTATATTATACGGGTAATTGGCCTCTTTGTAAAACTTTTTCCTTGCCCCTAGATGTCTTTTTGCAAACTTGCAACTGCTGGTAATATCCCAGATCTGTACACTGTCCTTATCCTCTGCCTTCCTGATTCCACGTCCTATACTCTGTATGACCCTGACAAACGACTTGCCAGGTTCTATGAGAACAAGATTAAAAATCCTAGGAATATTAATACCAACAGAGGCAACTCCATATGTGGCGATAATAACTTTATTTGTTGCAGTAGATATTTCATCATATTGTTCCTTCCTGTCTGTGTTTTTGGTTGATCCTGATACGAACACCGCATCGTCTATCTGTTCTTCTAATATCTCCCCGGCAGAGATCCTGTCCACAAGTATCAGCGTGTTGCCCGAACTGGATATGTCTTTAATCGTGTTGGCTACCCATTTCATCCTTGTCTTGTCCGTGGTCAGCCATTTCAGTTCTTCTCCGTAGGTCTTGAACTGTGGATGATCCTGTGTCTGTAACACATTCACATGACAGTTTGCCAACACACCTTTGTCTTGTAATTCGCTGGCCTGTATCCTGTTGGACACGTCACCTATGCTACATTTCAAACCCATGAATTCATAATCTGCTTTTGGCACAGTACCTGTGAGACCCCAACGTATGCCGCAGTGTGCGAATGGTCCTGTCAACAATCTTTTCAGTACATCTGCTTTGGCCATGTGCACCTCATCAATTATTACTGTGTTGATGCCTTGTATGGCCTCCAGAAAGTCTGTTGTGTGCTCGTCCTTGCTTTTCTTTTCTAACACATTTAGTGACTGCCATGTTGCAATCGTGTTGAACCTACCCAACTCTTTCCTGTCGCCGTAGTACACACCCACGTCTAAGTTACAAGCAAGGAAGTCCTCTTCTGTCTGTGTGACAAGACTCTTGTTTGGAACAATGGTCAGTGTACGACCGTAAGGCTCAACCAATTGGCACAAGGCCGCTGTAATGATTGTCTTACCTGCACCAGTGGCGATCTCCTGTATGCTTTGTGGATGTTCTATGAATTTGTTGATCGTCTCTACTTGATAGTCTCTTAGTTCTATTGGTTGTCCTGCCACAGGATGATTCTCGGGCCATTTTATATGTGACAGATAATTCTTATCAACTGCTTTGAATTCAAAGTTGTGTTGTTCTCTTTTGTCCTCAACATCTATGTACACACCACCCTCGTCCAGTATGGGAAGTATTTGATCAACCAGGTTTAGATATGTTGTACCACCCAAACCAAAGAATGACACTTTACCGTCCCACCTGCCTAACTTGACTGCAGGAAGATGTCTAGCATATGGTATCTCGTATTTGAATTTGTTTGATAATCTCTTACGCCATTCGAGGCTTAGGTTCTCGAACTTCACATTCACTTCATCTTTTATTACTAATTTACAACTGCTCATATTTAAAGTTTTACTATAACGTGATCATGCCAATCCCAATTACTCGGTTGGTGATCACTATAATACAACTTTTTTGGAAGATTTTCAAGCATTCTTTTTAGATTGTCTGTGCCAGTGGCATAATAACCACCACCCAGTGCGACCAATGATGCCTTTGGTTTTACCTTGCTCTTGATCAATGCTCTTGGTATCCTGTTTCTCACGAATATAATTTTTGTTTGTTCATTGATTAATTTAAACTGTTTACTCATTTGATGTAACTCATACAAGTTTTCAAAGAACTCTTTTGATTTTTGATTATCTAGGAGATATGTTCTTTCGCTGTTGAAACGTTCCAGGTCCTTCTTATAGATAGGCTCTTTCACATCAAACCCCCAACTACATTCATTCAATAAGTCAACACCGTGTGCCTTGAATGCGTTCATCCATTCCCAGAACTCTTTTACATCGTCTTCCATGTGAATGTCACCACTCACGGGCATCACTAGAGGAAAACAATCCAATTCTAGCAATCCCTTGACAACTTCTTTCTTGCTGAATCCCTTTGAGTCTATCCACAACTTGTGGTAATTGTTGTGTGCTACTTTGTAGGCCACCATGGTCTCTGCTGGCACGTTGATGCCCATGGTTGATATGTTGAAGTTCTTCAACGAGTCCACTTGTACCAATGGAGTTTTATCTTTTAGATTCTCATTCCAATATTCTTGTAGTGGTTCGGGTGCATTGTCCAACACAACCTCACCTGCTATCAATCTTGCTGTGGGTTTACGATGTCCTATTATTTCTCTTTTAATTTCTTCGTAATCGTCCAGCAGACTATCGTCCATAAACTTGAAATCATATCTCACTGCAATCAATGTTAGGTAGTAGGCAGTGACGTCGCTGTGTTGGAAGGTCCACTTCTTTTTCTCACCGTCATACAGTGCATACATTCCAGGCAAGTCACGTTTGTCTTTCATGCAACGTATCAGTTGTATCACTTTCTTGTTGTAAGGGAATCTCATCTCTATTCTTTTAACGTTGTCCTCATCTGTGTACTTCTCTATAATTTTGTCAAAACTGATGACACGGAAGTCGTCGTCATACACTGGCCTATTCAGTAAATCCTTGATGTCCATGCCGTGTGCTTGGAATTTGGTCAGGTATCTTTTAAGAATTACCAGTGCTAGTCTGGCCTGTTTTTCTGTCCATGCATACTGTGATTCTGCCAGTGATCTCACTGTGTCGTAATCTTTGGGGTGTGGCTTTATCTGTGTCTTCTGCGTCGATAGGGGATCTGTCCAGAAATAATCATTATATGCTAGTATTTTGAGTGCTTCGTTAATGGTTTTTGGCAAATCTGTGTGCATTTTTATACCTGGTAATTTAGATAATTATTAGTATATTATAGCACAATTGGTAATGTAGTCAACCATGAAAAAAACTAGTAAAAAGACTGTCACAGTCCGGAAACAATTGAAAATCAAATTGGAAAATACTCTGACTAGGCGAAAGAACGCCAGGAACTTCAGACCCACACACTCTATAATGGTCACTTGGTTCAAGCATCTCAACAAGGGATTATTTGGTAATAAATTACCTGCGGTACCGCTGTATCTAGTTAGGATGAATGCCGACTGGGGAAGATGTTGGGCGAACTGGGATAACAGGAAGTGTAGGAAAGGCACATACGATCAGAGTGTGATACCTTATGATAAGACTGAGGTTACCTTTGCAATAGAGCTACACAGCAAGTATCCTACCTTTCGAGACTTCGTGGAAACACTGGCACACGAGATGGTGCACCTATACCAGATGACGGTGCTGAAGGATCCTTATTCGAATCACAACGCAAACTTCTTTGCCTTTAGAAATAAATTCAAGAGTGCTGGCCTGACCCTATCAAGAACCGGCTAGTACGGTATCTTCAAACTGTTTATAACTTATTACTTTTGAATTCCCATGATCGGTTCCTGTCTGTAGATAATTCATGAAGTCTGGAGGACTGTCATGCACCACGGTGTAGTTGACGTACGGTCTCATCTTCAACATGTCTCGGAACTGTTTCAACCAGCCATCGAATATCTTATCATCATTGCGTTCGCCATAGTAGTCCGTGTCTTGGTATATGTTGTTCAGTTCTCCATTGCCATACTCTCTGAAGTCAAACCCAATCAGGTAGATGTTCTTGTGTCCATGAACACCCGCGGTCCAGAATGCCGCATTGCCGGATATCCAGTTTGGATTGTTTGGTATGAGATGTATCATGCCCTTGCTCTCTTTCCTGTTTGCCTGCAAGGCCGGTGCGTAGTGGATGGCCTTCAATCCGACCTCGTCCTCAATCATCTGCATTGACATATTTGTGTCCACGGAGAATATGTAGTCAGGGATGAAATCCCTGTACAATGCATTACATCCGTAGGTCTGTCCGGTCTCTTTCAATCTGTTTAGATCAAAGCCTTTCCTAGACGGACCGTTGCCGATGACGTAGGCATTGCCCCTTGGAACTGCTTTTACGCGATCCTCAAAGAAAGCGGTCTCTTGTATCTTTTTGCCGTCACGTATGATGAGATTTGTGTTCACAGTTTCTCCTTCGTATGGCTTCCACTCGATTTCTAGGTTTGTGTTCATAGATAATTTTTTATAATTCTGTCTCTAATTCTCCTCCATGGTAATCCTACTTCTATCTCATTCTCGAACCATTCAGTGTATGACAATTTGTTTGCCCACTCTTGTCTATTAGGCATTTTAGGATTGTTGATGTGCGTCAGAGAATGATTACCAACGTCATAGCATAAACTGTCTGCAGATACGAACACAGGTATTCCGTTTATTACGGCCTCCATTGCAGGATTAGAACTATGATTAATCACAGCCCAAGCGTCTTTCAGTGTGTCTTTGAAGTTTGTGTCGTCTATCGTGTTGCTGTCCATCACAGGAGGTGCAAGGCTTACATGCTTGTATTTTGCAAAATCAAAACCCACAGGATTTCTAGGATGGGATCTAATCTGTATAGGCCTAGTTGTGTGTTTTCTAATTTCATTTATTTGTTGTTCAAACCAAACGTTCATGCTAGGCATACCGTTCCATTGTTCAGATGCATGGTGTTGTCCTAATATGATTATATTGTCCCCTGTCTGTTTCCATGGTTTAAATGTATGATTGAACAATGGCCATCTTGTGTCGTCAACATCTTGATCGGCAAAATCCGCTTTCCTGTTAACTCCGTTTATTGCGATCTTAAAACTTTGATTCCTTCTCAGTCCGCCTACTTCCAGTACTATCACTGGCTTGTTTGCCTGTCTGTACCTTTCCCATATCTGTTTGTAGTTTCGCATCCTGCCTTGCCAAAGCACACTCCATATCACTGCCACGTCACCGTCGATCTCTTTGTTGATGTGTAAATCGTCACCTGTTGCCTGCATAGATTTCAAAAATTTCGCAAATATGTTTTTACTGTTAAGTGGGCCGTGCATGGGCCATGCTTCGATCTTCATCAGTTGCCCTGTTTGCCTTTGGCCACTTTGCTTACTATGTCCTGTGCTTGTTTGGGATCAAAACTCACACCACTGAACGGATCGTAGTTCTCAACGTTCTTCCAGTAGTCTTCGTTACGATCTCCACGTAGATCGCTCTTGCTACTTTTCCCTCGCACTTTCCTTTTACCTTTCATGTGGTCTACATATGCACCTAGGACACTGTTGATGAACACATGATTGCCTTTGGCGCCTGCACCTTTACCTATGTCTACGCCGTCGTTCGGTGCTATACGTTTTACACACTGCCAGAAGAGATAACTGTCGTGCCACTCTAGCTCTTGAAATATAGTGTCGTTGATGTATAATTTTGTCCAGTAGTCCATGAATTCTGATATCTTTGTATGCTTCATGTTGTAACATACCCAACCGCATTCTGGATACTTTTCACCACGTCCTAAGAAGTTTACAAGTTTATCTTTGGGTAATAAACCTGTGACAAACTCTGTTGTGATTGGTCGAAAAGTATAAGTGTCCGCATCTAGCCAAAGTATGTAATCTGTATCTATTGTTTTAATTGCATGATCCACTGCAAAAGTCTTGTGAGCGAATCTCACGGCATCCCATAGATAAGATCCTTTGCCTCTGTCATTTTTTCCTGCGTTTGGATCTCTACGCACACCCTTGGGTATTTCCTGCACTTCACCATTGGCGACCGGATCGTTTTTATGTCTCTGTTTAAATCTTCTCAGTTCAGGATTAACATCTTCGATGTTTATGAATTTAATTTTTGGATGCTGTAATTCTGGTTGCTCGCCTTCGTGATACGCATGTAATACTACATCGTCAGGCCAAAATTCGATGTGGCTATCTAACATCCTCTTTGCATACGCGGTCCATCTGTTGGGAGGAAATGTGGTTACTACTGCTAGTGTGGGCATGACTTTATTTAATTTGATATTTTTCCTTCCAGTTTTTTACTTGCCATTGGGGTAATAGTCCCTTGCCGGCCTTCTGTGATCTTTTCAATTGTGCCAATCTTTCTTTACCTATGTTTTTATCAAATGCATCGTTAAGTTTTGTGTCAACGCCGTCCATCAACCAATAGCCAATGGGTGTAGTCCATCCTGTTTTTACCTTATATAATAGATAATCTGGTAATTTTTTTTTGTATGTTTCTTTCACTAAAACCTTTGCTTGATTTCCTTTGAATTTGTGAGCTGACTTGATGTTCATACAATACTGCATAAATTCTTTTGAGGCAAAAGGAAATCGTCCTTCCATGCCGTATGCCATGCCATATGCATCATTACGTAAGAGAAATTGTTCAGGAACTTGTGTGACACAATCGAGGGCCATGTAAGATGCCGTTGGATCCTTTGGGTTCCACAGTTGATCACTGTAACATTTTTCTAATTCATCTATCAAAATTTCGTCATCTAGTGGTTCGTCCGTGATTGGAAAACTACCTTTCTTAACTCGTCCCATCCATAGGCCCAACAACTGTCTCCAAGATCTTGGTTTGTCTTCGCTGTGATATAAGTTGGAATATTTTGGATAGCCTCCAAACAGTTCGTCTCCCATGTCCCCTGCCATTGTTACCACTATGCCGTTGTCTGCCAGCACTCGATTGGTGTAGCAGTTCATTGGGTTGCTTGGACTGTAGTTTGGTTGTTCCATGTAGTATATGCTGTCATCCCAAGCGGATAGATATTCTGTGGGCCCTACAACCACGTCATGATGATTGAATTTTTGTTCTACTGCAAATCTCTTGGCCACTTTTGAGTCACTGTTGTAGTCTTCGTCTGCTTTGACCTCTGGCACAAATCTATTTGTAAATGTGTGTACTGTGTCTTGTATTTGATTCAGTTCATAAGCAACGATAGAGGAATCTATCCCTCCACTCAAGAACACACCAATCTTTCTTTTTCCTATTGCACACTGATTTACTGTCTTAGAAAACATTTCTTGTAACTCGTTTTTTGAATAATCCTGATCTGCGTTTGGCCGTATGTAAATCCTTTTTACGTAATCAAGTGTTTTACTTTTGATATCGTATACTATTGTTTCTCCAGGCAACACTTTTTTGATGTTTGTGTACAGGGTGTTCCTTAATGGATTGGTTCCTGCTTTGGTCAACATACTACATGCTAGATTGTCCAGCATCCGAGCATCAGGAACAACATCTAGCATTCCTTTGATTTCTGATGCAAACACGAGTCCCCGGTCAATCTTTGCGTAGTACAATGGTTTAATGCCCACGTGATCTCTGCTGAGGGTGATTGTCTGATTTTTTACATCGTGGTATGCAAAGCCATGCATGGAGTCAATCTCATCAAGAAAATCTAAGCCGTAACTGTCCAGCCCCCAGGCCAACAATTCTGTGTCACACCCTGTCGTGTTTTTAAAATTGTTGTACTTCTCTATTAATGAATTGTAGTTGAAAATTTCACCATTGTACACAAGGCGATTGCCCTTTGGTGTGAGCCATGGTTGTTGTGAATTGTTTGGGTCGGCCATTATGCTTAGAAGGTTGTGGCCCAAGGTCACGTCATCGGATGTCCATATGTTGGATCCGTCGGGACCTCTGTGTTTACATACTTCTAGATAATCTTCTATGAACTTGGGATCGTTGTCCGTGATGCCGTATATTCCGCACATTACAGACCCAGTTTTGATTTGAACCTTTTGTAAACTGTGCCGTCTCTTATTTCTCGTATGCTCCACAGTTTATATCCTAGGTCGTATAGCCACTGTGTCCTGTCTGGCATCTTTGGTGTTTCTATATCGTTGAGATCCTTGTTACACACGTCCCAACACAGAGCTAGGTCTGATGTGCAGAAAGTTGGTATGCCTCTTATACAACTGTCTACACTGGCCGTGGAGTTGTGTGTGACAACTGCATGTGCATTTGTTATCGCTTCTTGGAAATGGAATCTGTAGAATTTCTTTTCATCGCCCGCAAAGTTTTGCTGTGTGAATTGCAGTTCCACATCTTCGGGGAACTCATCTTTACGTGCAACAATAGAGGCCACATGATTAGGATGTGGGCGGACTATGAATTTCCTGTCCGTGGCAGGCCTCAGTGTATCGTAGACTCCTTTGAACCATTCTATAGGATCAAGTTCGTTCATGCTCCAGTTGTCTTTGGGTTGCAGTACAAATATTATGGGATCGTGTTGATCAGATTTTCTCCATGGTTCGTATTTCACTTTGAATTTTTTGACCATCATGTCCCAACGATCACTGGGACTGTTGTCTGAAAGGAAGTTGCCATCGTTCATGGGTGTGTATAAGGATACCCTGAAATGATGATCTGGTGATGTTGATACATTGCCAAAACTAGATAGCAGTCCTCCATCAAAGGTTATCAATGGTATTTTCTTGTCTCTGCAATTATTTGCGAGCTCTCTACGTCTGCCTTTTGTGTGATGCATCTGCCGGTCGCCGCCATAACCAAACATGGCCGCCATGGGTGCTGTTGGCATCATCTCTCCTTCCACAGTTGGTCCTGATCTATTCTCATGTACAATCACTGCTTCGTCGCCCGCCGCTTCTATGCCTTCTTTAAGATGGTAGAGCAATTCGTAACTGTTGCCACGTTTACGATCTTTTACTGTTCTTCTAAATATTTCAACCTTCATTCAACATTCTCCATGCAGTGCCGTCCGCCATTTCTTGCATTGTCCAATTATTATACGCTAGACTTGAAAATAATGCAATCCTGTCTCCATACCTGGGTGTTTCTATTTTAGTGAAATCAGTCTCCGATATGGGTGCGGCCGCACTGTTCTCTGAATCGCAGAACACAGGCACACCGTTGGTTAGGCTGGCCACCATGGTGTTGGAGTTGTAGGTCACAGTGGCATGGTAATCTTGCCAATCTATGTTGCCCTTATGTACTGTGGGTTTATCTACTTTTACAGTGGCACCCACGTGATCAATTTCTATTGTAGGGTTGTAAGGTTTTTCTCTTACATCAATTTCTCTGTCTGTGTTTTCTTTAAGGGTTTTTAATGTATTGCTCAACCAATCAGTGGCATTGAAAAAATTTGCTATTGCATTTGTTGGCGGCAATACTAGAATTTTTTTACCCTTGCCCCATGGTTTGATATCTTGTTTGAAATGCTTCTCGTACCTGTCAGTGGGTTTTTGTTGCAATATATTCTGGCAATGTTTGTTCTTTGTGATACGCAACCAGTGTGGACGGTCATGTGCATTTGTAAAGTATCCGTGATCCATGAAATAGAAATCTCTGTTATCCTTCTCACACCATTTATACACTTCACCAGATCCTGCCAGTATGCCGTACATGGTCAGATTTTCTTTTGGTAGCTCTTTCAGATCACGAAACTGATAAATCCTTCCCTTGCCCGAACCATTAACAAAGGCATCTACATACCGTTGTGTACGTGGTTTGGTTGTGTGTATACCTGACAGCATTACTTCCTGTTTTCCTTTACTTCAAACATTTTACGTTTGGCCACTCTGTTAAATTCAGCAATTATATTAACGCTCCTTCTGTGTAGCACGGCATCTTTTCTAGACGATACGCTGTGTACACACCTTGTTGAATTATTGCAAAACACGACTAGTGTGTTTGATTTGTAAGGAACTGTCTTGACAACTTTTCCTGCTTTTTCATTTACTGCTCTTCCCCCGTTTTTATTCACTTCTAAAATGTTATCATGTGTTTCGTGTATTTGGAATTCACCGCCCGTGCTTTTATCATCCATGTAAGGCATGTAAAGTAGAGCCGCATATATCTCTCTAGGATTATCTATGTGTGCAGTCCTTGAACTGAAGTCGATTGGTTTATGCATCACGGTCTGACAATCAGTTCCTATCATGTCATTGCCATTATCCCATCCTCTCGGACTCAACGTGAGGTCCTCGACGTGGGGGACTAACTCGCCAAGAATCTCCATCATTTCCTTGTAAAACTCCATTGAAGTGTGGTACTCGGTGAATTCCTTCCATGCATTGGAAACTTTTCTTGGCTTCAACATCTCATCTGCTTTCAGTCTATAGCATATGCCTTGATCAAACGGTTCCGTGGACAGCAGTTGTTTTTCCGGCCATTCCTGTTCAAGTTGTTCGTACACGTCTTGGGGAAGTGCATCTTCGATAACAAAATGTGGATAAGGCTCTAGTATTAGTTCAGGTTTTTTCTGTAGGACTGAAAGATTCATTCGAGGTGCTCCATTATTTCAGGAATGTTTATTTTGAAATTGATCATGTCACTGAATCTTTTCACACCCTGTAATTTGTTTCCCTTCTCACGTGGTATCTGTACAACGTCTGCTAGGTAAAGTTTGTGTTCCAGGTTTAGATTGTGCGATAACAACGGATACACTTTCTTATGTAGCATGTTCTTGTCTTGAATCTCTATGACTTTTGTCCCAGGCTGGCACCATAATAGATTGACCATGCCTGCACCATGGGCCGCCAACACGTGTGATGCCTCTGCGAATGTTTTTATTTGATCCTTTATACTTAAGGTCTCGAGTGTGACAGTCTCCCATCCTTTCAGTTTCAGTAACAGCTCGTCTGAGTTCAACATCCTCCTTGTCTTGGCTCCGGGCCTCAGCACAACTATCTTCCTGTGTGGCTTCACTCCTTTGATGTTGGTCAGTCCTTTGAAATGTCGTAACCATGGGGCAAGTGCTGGAGTTGTTATGCCATCTCTGACATTACTCATGCTGGGCACTATGAGATGTTTGAATTGCCAGGTCTCGCCTTTTTTCATTACGACTATCTTGACATTTGGGAAAAGTTCTTTGCACACCTTTTCAAAATATGGACTGTGATTGGCCAACACGAAACAGTATCTACTAAAATTTGTTGACCATCTTTTCTCCAGTAATCTAAACTTGGATATGACATCAATCCAGATGTGCCATGGGTTTCCCTTGCTGTCGTCATCTACAGGTAACCAAACGTATGTGTCAGTCTCGTGGAAAAATTCAGTTACTGGAGGTAGATCCAAGTCCACGTGGTCATCCCATTCAGTCCAGAGCTTGTGGCTCTTGTGTGGCTTGTGTCTATTCTTGTGCGTCAGTTTCCAAACGTGATCCGTTATCAATTTGTTTTCTCTGGTCAACAACAATGGGCAAGTATGCACTTTACAGTTATGAAACTCCGCCACGAATGTTGGTAAACTTGTGAAGTGTGGATCTATAGAATCGTGGTAAGGCACAGTGTAGTTGTACTCCGGGTCTACGATTTCCCAACGGTCTAGGAAATACTTCAGCGAGTTTATGTTTTTTGCTAACATCTAATTAATAATTATGTTATAATACACTACTATGATATTATTCTCAAATGGTTGCAGTTTTCTCACACCCAGACCCAAAGACGGTGTGGACACCTTTACCAGCAAGTTAATTGCTGAAAAATATGGAATGGAACTCTCTAACCTAGCAATGGGAGGTAGAGGGAATACAAGGGTAAGTTTCTCATCAAAGGTATGGCTCGAACAGAACAAAGACAAGGACGTGTTTGCCGTGATTGGATGGTCTAGTGCCATAAGGAATGATTACATCACCGACGACGGTTGGAAGAAAGGACGCATATCAGGAACAGACCTCACTTGGCGTACTTGGAAGACATTAGACAATGTCAGTTTCATACGAGCAAACAAAGGATGGGATATTGAGAACAACCTAGCCATGAATTTTTTAGAAAATGTATTTGACTTACAGAATTATTTTGAACGTAAGCAAATACCATATGTGATGTACAACTCCCTACCTAACAATTTTGGTAACGGAACAGCAGACTTCAAAGTGATTAGGAATGCAATCAACATGGATAGATTTTTTAGTCCTGGGGTCAGTCACTTGGAATTTGTAACAGATAAAAATCTAATTGTCAGTCCAAACGACCCACATCCATCTGCAGAAGGACACCAACAATGGGCAACACAACTTATTGAATTTATAGATGCTAACAATTTACGCACCATTTAGTAACAAGAACAGTAAAGCATACGAAGTGTTTGACGGTGTGCAGAAGTCTTGGCCTGATCAAATTACAAAGTTAGATAATTCTGTAGAAACAGATCCTTTACCCAACTCGATGTTTTGGGGGTTTGTTGGCAACAATAGAGCAATGGTCAAAAAACTCGAAACACGTAACCACAACTACTGGTTTACTGATACTCCTTACTTTGGAAGATTTGACAACAACAATTTAAAACCAGACAATCATTATTGGCGTATGTGCAAGAATCAAATACATGCAACGTTCCTTAAGGATTGTAAAGCAGATAGATTTGAAAAGTTCGGGATGAAGATAAAGGCACCAAACTTTGCTGGCAAATATATTTTAGTGTGTCCGAGTTCTGCAGGCATCCACGACTATCTGGACAGGCCAAACTGGACGAACGAGACCATAGAACAGATCAAGAGATACACTGACAGACCCATCAAACTTCGACACAAGCCTAGGGGAAGGGGTACATCAGGACCAAGTGAGGCAAAAGTGCCCCTATCCGAGGATCTCAAGGAGGCATGGTGTGTCGTTACCAGTTGCAGTATAGCGGCCGTGGAGGCCATGTGTGAGGGAATTCCTGTCTTCTGTGATGATAAGAGTTTTGCAGTGGACGTTGGAAACGTCGGATTGTCAGACATAGAGAATCCTTACTACGGTGGACCTGAACCTTGGCTGTACAGTCTTGCCTACCAACAGTTCACACCTGAAGAGTTTGCAAACGGCACAGCGATAGAGATATTAATGGACAAAGGATTACTATGAGTATAGAACAACTATCCGATGGTCTATGGGTTCCGTCTACCGATGCACAGATAGAACAATGGCGTGAAAAAGGATATCCTTACATGCAAGACAATTGCCTTAATAAATTCCTCGAGTGGTGCAAGGAACACGAGCAGAAGTTCAATTTGGTAGTTGACGTGGGAACATGGTGTGGTACATGGACGTTATCTATGCAACAGTATGCAAAAAACATCCATTGCTACGAACCTAACAACTTACACTATGGATGCCTTGCAAGGAATGTAGGTTCATATGAAAATATCGAAACGTACAACCAGGCACTGGGCAATGATGATGGGTTTGTGAAGTTGACTGATGAAAGTGCCACTCAAAATACCAGAGTATTGATAGAAAAAGGACAAACAAAAATAAGCAAATTAGATTCTTTAGGATACAACAATATAGATTTAATCAAGATAGACGTGGAAGGTTTCGAAATGGAAGTTCTTAAAGGTGCCGAAAAAACTTTAGAAAATGTGCAATACATAATGATCGAATTGAATGGTAACAGTGAAAGATACGGTAGCAGTAAAAGAGATATCAAAGAGCATTTGAAATCTTTAGGATTTAAAGTGTTAATAAAAACATGGCCGGATATTGTTTATTATAGGGCATGATGTACGAATACCTAAAAAAATTAAAAGCGGAGAATAATTTTACACCGAGCAAGGTCCTAGACATAGGTGCCAACATAGGATTCTGGACCAAAAATGTCAAAGCAATATGGCCCGATGCAGAATACACTTGCATTGAAGCAGGACCAAAATATGAAAAGCACTTGAAAGAAATAGCCAACAACTGTCATATTGCTGTGCTAGGCGATAGCAACAGGGAAATAAAAATGTATCTACGAGAAATTGACAAGGGAAGCAAAAAGAAGATCACTTACACAAAAGGCTCGACGGTGTTCGGTGTTTTCAAAGATTTCGAGCTAAGGCAGATGCAAACATTGGACCAATTGGTCGGCGAGGATGCCCAGTTTGATTTAATAAAACAAGATGTGCAAGGTGCTGAGATAATGATCATGCAGGGTGCACCAGATATATTTACACGTGCCAAGTATGTCATTCAGGAAGTTAACCTATACAAGGATGAACAATTTCCTAATATGCCTACCGTGAATGACATGGATGAGTACATGTTTCAGTTAGGATTTGATAACAGTGAAGTTATCGAACAGAAAGAAAATGTCGAGCAGATAGATAAAGTTTATTTTTAATTTTACGTACTAAAAAGGTTTATTAGTTCCTTCTTCCAGTCATCCGAGTAGTCACAGTTTCTATAGCCGTCGAACCACGGTCCGCCTTCTGTGTAGTGTAGTATTTTTGGCGATCCGTCCGCTGGTTCTCTGTACCAGCCAACTAACCAATTGTAGTGATGAGGTAATGATCCAATATCAGAATCTTCTAGCCAACTAAATCTGTGTAAGTATTTGGGTGTTTGTTGGTTTAGAAATTCAGGAGTGAGGATACTATTTTTTGGATGTTCACAGTTCCAAAGGACCATGCTTGACCAATTTTTCCTTGGATAGACTGTTTGTGCTTGGCCGTCCATTTTGGTTGTTTCTTTTGGTGTGTAGTCGTGCTGTACACATACCACTGCTTTGCTTGGATCCATATACTTGACAAGTGTATGACTTGGAATTTTCCATAAGAAGTCACAGTCACAAAACACTGCCCAGCCTTTGTATTTGTTCAAGTGAGGAACAAAAAATCTAGTGAATGTAAACTGTGTAGTTGCAAGTTTATCTGGCTCACGTGTGTAGATACCTTGCTCTCGCATCTCGTTTTGTTTTAATGGTAAAACTTCTGCTGATGGATCTCTACGTTTGATAGAGTGTTCGCAAACTTGGTATGCTATGTCTTCTCTACTATCGTGGCCTACATATATTTTCACAAAGATATTTAACTATAAATATTTTTGATATGCAGGTTTTAGAACGGTGTAGGACAGTTGAGAAAAGATTTCCCATGGCGCCCAGTGGTGGCCCGGTAAGTCAAAAAGACGGCTGGACGAGACACAAACAGTACAGTACGCCTGATCATGTTAGGAAAAATGCAAAAATGTTTTGGAATTTTGGCGTGTCGAGGGAGATCAGATACGAGGTCAACTGCAGGAAGGACAACCGCACAGCAAAGATTTTGACCTTTGATCCAACTCCCTTATCAACGCAAACAACAGATAGTGCTAATAGAGGTGATTACAATATAATCCACACAAGCAAGGCCTATGACACAGTTCCGGGACAAACTAAGAAGTTTTATGATGTTGCCGGGGACGGAAAATGTTTTCAATTAGACGAGCCAGAGCAATATGAAAGCGTGATTGAAATACAGACAACAAACTTAAAAGAAATATCTAATCAACACGGGCGTGATGTAGATGTCGTTAAATTAGATGTTGAAGGACGTTGGTATGAGATGCTAAACGAAATACTAGATTTGTCATTGCCGGCAAAAGTGATTCTCTGTGAATGCGAAATGAACATAGGCGTTATAGATAAAAATTTTGATAGACTAGATGAGACCGTGGAAAAATATCAAAGCCGAGGATATAAAGTTTGGACAAATAGGGTTGGCAATAAAGAAAACATCGAACTTATTTTTACCAAAAATATATAGATTACTATTTTCTTCCTGAAAGTATCTTGTGTATATCTTGCCAATTATTCACCCTGATTATCCCGTCATGATTAAGGTCTTTGTTATATGGGTGATCTATTAATATAGGCTTTAAACCGTATTTGAGCCCGGCTACAGCGTTGGCAGGCTTGTCCTCGACCCAATATAGTCCGGTGTTGTGAAACTCGGCTAACGCACTGTCCTTGTCTGCTCCGGTGCCTAGTATATGGTAATTTGTGAATACATGCTCTCCAAATAGTTCACCCAATCTCCGTTTACGTAATTCCTGTGCTGGTTTGTCAGATGTCTGAGATGTTATTGGTATGAATGTCCACCCCTCTGCCGCTAGTAGTTTTACCCATGTCTGTGATCCAAGCATTGGACGTTGTGTGCCCATCCATGCACTTCTGTTGAACTCTCTTATTTGTATTCTTATTTCGTTTTTTGTTAACCCAAATCTTTCTTCCATCCAGTATGTGTCTTGCTTGTCTGGCAGTAATCTGTGAGGATGATATCTGGAACCTCTGTCGTCAAACAGTGTCTTTTGTAACATCCATTTTGTGAAATGGTGTTCCCATTCCAACAGCACACCGTCTACATCTGTGAGTATTATTCTGTTATTTGATATCGGCATCTTCCATTCCTGCTACTCTCAATTTAACAATGTTTGTTATCTGCCATTGTTTCTGATCTAAACCTTTGGTGATGCCTAACCATTGATTCCTTATCAATGCAAAGTCATTTATAATTTTATCCATGTCAACGACATCGTCTTCACCGTCCACATACTTCTCTGCGTCTCTGCTTGATAGTGCTCTGTTGTAATTTTCTAGGTATTTTCTAAAGGTCTTTGATCTTAACCTTCGTAATTCTATGTTTAGGTATTCTAGTATTGCTTCTAGTTGTTGTAGTTGACTGAATCTTTCTTCAACTATTCCAGGTAATGATGCACTGGCTCTTTCTAGGTTACCGTATATCTTGCACTGCTTTTTGGCTTCTAGTAATTCCTTATCAAAGTATGCTACACAGTCTGGTATCTTGTCTAGGTTTCTGCTAACTTCGTTGTACCAGTTTATCATTCATCAGCATCGCCGTAGCCCATGTCTTCAGATTCTTCTTCCTCAAACACAGTATTAACGGCTTCCTCTAGTTTTGGATCAAGCTCTGCAGATCCTCTGAGTACATCATGCTCCACCCCTATGTCTTCTAGGCTTTTAATAAAGTCAATAGCAAAGTCTAGTTTCTGTCTTTCAGGAACATAATGTATAATGGAGTTCCACAATCGTTCAATATCGGCGTGATCAAAGTCTATCATTATTTTTCTGTTTTAGTTTTTGTTTTAGGTGTTACATCAACTTCGATAGGAGCATCAGTGTCTTCTTTGTCAGCGAAGTCTGTTTCTTCTTCAAAGTCTGCCATTAGCATATCTAATTTATCACCTATCCATTGTTTTCTGAAGTCAATATGTTCTTTACCTGCTTTATCAATGTATTTCAGTCTGTTTCCTTGTTGCACTAGTACGCCTTTCTTCTCAAATAGGTCAACTAGTCCACTGTATGGGTTCATTCCTGTTTCATATGGAATCTTAACTTGTACTGATTCAAATGGTTTAGAGTATCTTGTTTTCATAACTTTACAAGCGGCTCTTATACCTCTTACGTCTGAGACTTTGTTACCGTCTAGATCCTCTTTTAATTTAAGTTTCTTCATTGCAATAACAATCGAACTTGCATAGATAAATCCTTGTCCACCCGATATCTTGTCATCAGGATCAAACATGTCCTGCGATGCGTATGTATGGTTGGTTGCTATAAGTCCTACGTTCCACGAACCAAACATGTTAACACAGTTTCTTACAAGAGCTGTTAATGCCTTGGGTTTTCTACCCAGGTCACCTTTCATATCTCCTGCTTCAAATTGATTAACGTCAGTTGGTGTAAGCATCATGCCTAAACTGTCTATAACAAATAGCACTTTAGGTGCACCTTCTTTGTCATCTGCATGTTGCTCTTTGTAACCCTTCATGAACTCTGAAATAGTTTTTGCTACGTCATCAATCATTGATACACTTAATTTTAAAAGTTTATCTTCTGATGTGTCTACTTTCAATGCCTGTAACCATTTTTCGTCTAGTGCGTTCTCTGTGTCAATTAAGATTACAAAGATGCCTTGGTCTTGTGCATTCTTGATTATGTTACCTGACGCTATGTAACTCTTGCCTGCTCCTGATTCTCCTGCAAGTACAGTCACCTTACCTAGTGGAATTCCTTTGTTGAAATCTCCAGTCATCAAATAATTTAATGCGTAATTTCCTGTGCTGATCCAATCTGTGGGATCGCTAAATCCTATGCCTAACCCTTGTATAGATTTTGTAATACTTTTTCTAAACTTTGTTGCGTCAAATACTTTTGTCATAATTTATATCCTTGTAATCAATATTAGCATACCTAGGCCCTAACGTCAATATCAGGGCCTTGGTAAAATGTCAGATTATTTTGCTTGTC